AAAGGAGGGATGTCTTATGGTATTACAAAATATCAAGAGCATAATTAATAGGGCACACTTAACTAGCTTCACCATTAACCTTGGACTTATAAAGTTAAACCTTGTTGTGAGTTCTGCCTAAGTGAATATATAAAATTTGGCTAATCAGATGCTAAAAAGACACCTCCAGTTTAAGGATGTGTCTTTCATGGTTTTTAGGTATAAAATCTCGGTAGGTATAAGATAGGTATAATTGTCAGCGTCACTTAATCACCCCTTTAGCATTTCTTTTTAACAATTTTGTAAAGGCATCCCTTACAAAAGCCTTTTTATCACCATCTATATACATGTGCAGCCATAAACCTTGTGCATTTGAATTTAAATCTGTTCTAAAATTATATTGTGGATTCCAATACAATCTCCTCGCATAAGGGGCGTCAAAACATACTTTCAAACGCTTTCCATCAACCATTTTTACAGACAAACTGTCTTCTAATGGATTTTTATTTTTTGGCACAATGCCTGTTTCCTTGATGTTTGTTTTTAATTCTTCCCCCGTTTGCTCTAATGATATTTCTGTAGCTTTCACCATCTTCGCTATAGCTGCTTTATTGAGAACTATCTTTGCCTTAACATCTATCATCTCAATCGTAACTCCGTATAATTGACAGAGCCATCAGGGTTTCTTGCCTTAACTCCTTTAAAAACGGCTCGTTCTACTCCGAAAATAGTAGCAATACCTCCACTAATTATAGGTAATTCTTCGCATATATCGCCTGTAAGCAATGCTACTCCACTAAGTTGCACAAGTTTTTTATCGGCAGTAAAAACTGTTTTCGCACTGTCTTGATAATTGCATAATGTTTCAATCTCACAGGCTACTATCGGACTTCCGTCCTCTGTAAGACCCTCTTTATGTATTGTTATTTTAATTGGTGTCTTACAATCTCTTGGACGTACTAAACATGGATATTTCAACTTACCACCTCCTAATTGCTCTGCAGGTTAAGCCTGTCTGTTCTAATTGGCTATAAGTAGCTTTATTCATTGCAATACCTTTGTCAGCATAGATATTCCAGCTTTGTCCAAAATTCATGGAAACGCTGTTTATACTATAACTTGATATCACCGACTCTATTAAATCAGCATTTTCATACTCAAAGTCTGCTTGCAAACATACTACTTCTTTCACAATATCTTGTTGAAATTCCGTTAGATTAGAAAAACCCTTGCCCACAATTCGATTGTAGGTAAGGGTATCTATGTGTCTACTTGCTTGCTTTAAGGCTTTTTCTATGCTTTCATTAGGTATTACTACCCCTTTGTAAATATCTTTGTAATATGTGCTATCTACATATGCTAGGCGCATGATTAATCACCTGCTTTTGTTGTCGGCTCTGTTAAGACTTTCTTGAGTTCTTCATTTTCCTTTTTCAAGGCTTTCATCTCTTTGACATCTACCTTTTCTTCTAGCAAGGCTTTTAGTTCCTCTTTTAAGGCTTTTAACTCTGCCTCTTTTTCTGCTAGTTTTTCCAAATACTCGGAGTACTTAATTTTCTTTAAAGAAGAATGCTCTACAATTTCCCCTTTATCGTTATAGATGTCAAATCCCTCTTTTAGATACTTCTCTTTTAATCTTTCATCTACCTGATAAACTTTATTCTCTTTTTTCGCTTTTAACATCACAGTTCCTCCTATGCTACCGTATTAATGATACAGCCTTGTTTCAACTCTTCATCTAATGCAAAAGTGCCGTTAAATCTTCTGTTTTGATACAAGTACTTATCAGTAGTTCTTGAATCATGCCCCGGTGTAAATACATTGATATATGAATATTTTACTCTTGATACTTGTGCCTCTGGGTCAATTAGAATATAGTTGATTTGCTTTCCGCTTGCATCCGCTCTGTATCCTTCTGTAAAGTCGTATGCTGTCTTAAATCTTTCGATTGGTACTGTAATAATTGCACCAATATCATCTAATGAATGTACTCTTCTATCAATGCCATGACTTCCACTGGTAACATCCATACTTCTTTGAATGCCCTCGGCATTTTTTAATTCTTTTCTATATGCTGCTGTACAATACAAAATACATCTTGACAATGGTACACCTGCATCCTCAAAGGCTTCACAGTTATCATCGAAATCCGCTAAGATATTCGCTCTTGTAATTGGTGTTGTTCTGATAGTTGCCCCTACTCTTGATGCTTCTGAATATAACTTTGAGTAAGTATAGCAATCCAATTCAGGCATAGCTTGCTTTTTCTCAAATCTCGCTTGTACATTACCAATGGAAACGATTTGATTTGTTTCATCAACATTCATTGGGTCGATGAAGAACTCTATGTTTCTATCGTGGTCTAATACTTTTGTTTCAAATTCATTGCCATAACTTCCAGCATTAAATCCTAATACATCTCTATCGTGGTCTTTATAACCACTCACTGTAATTCTTGGTAATTTGATTTCTTTCGCTCCTACAATTTGAATATCCTTATTGGATTCAAAAAGTCTATTTGATGTAAGGTCATGCCCGTACATTCCCAAAATTCTAGTGCTAAACTGTGTTACATATGATAATACTGCCATTCTTTAGTCCTCCTATTTTTTCACTCCAAATATATCATCTAACATTTGGTCGGTTACATTGCTTTGAGATTGTCCTCCTGCTCCTATCTGTTGGAATCCCTCCGCTGGTTTCTGTGTTATTGTTGGCTTTAACGCTGGTACATCTTCTAATACCTTTGTTAATGCTGTTTTAATCGCTTCTACATCCACTTTTCCGTCCACATCCACTGCACTGCTTAAATCAGCCATTTTCAACGCATAAGGCAGTGTTTTCGCTTCTATGCCTAGACCCAATGCCTCAATCGTTGCTTGTTTCTCTACTTCTGCCTGTCTTGCGGTCTGCTGTGCCTGTTGTAATTGTGCCTGTATTTCTCCTACATTTGATTGCTGGGCTTTTCTAGTTTCTTTGTAAGTGTTGATAGCCTGTGTTGTTTCTTCCTGTGTTAGTCCTTGTTGCTGAAAGAAACTCTTTAATGCTGATTGTTCTGCCCTATCCACTCTACTGTTTACAATCCCGTCTAATTGCTCTTGAGTGTAAGCAGTGTTCGTAGGTTGTTGTTCTCCTGTTCCGCTATTTGGGTTAGCGTTACCCTCTCCAGCGGTTGGGTCGCTGTTGCCCTCTGCAAAAAATTGCAAGTTCATAGGTATTTTTTTACCTCTTCTTATATCCATTCTTATATCCTCCGTTTCTTTATGCTCGTCAGCTCCTACAGTTTTACGTCTTGTTGTTTTGGACATTAAAAAAGAACCTATTTCTTTTTAGGCTCCTCTTGTTTTTTAACTTCTTCTACTAAATTTTTGTCCAGCAATACTTTTGCTCTATCTTCCGATACTTCTATGACTTCTTTAGGCTGCATCAACTTCTCTTTTTTTCTGTCATAGTATTGCTTAATTACTCTCACTTGCATAACTCTCACCTCCTTTAAATTTAGGTATCAAAAAACCACCTACCCAACATAAGTAAGTGGCTTTTATACAAATTCCATTTCATCAATGATTTCTCTTATACCTTTATTGTTATAAAATTTATCATCCAACAAATCCTCTATAGCATGATACCGTTTGGTTTGTTCTCCCCACCAAACCCATATTTCATCTTCGGTTAGAGGGTCTATTGTTCCCTCTATCCCGTCATATATAAAATTCGTATGCATAGTAAAACCTAATATCTCGGCTTTTAACTCACTTAAATTCATTTTCATAATATGTCACTATGCTCCTTTTTTTTACATGTGATACTTAATTAAAATATTCAGTTAAAACCTTATTTGCAATATCGCTAAATTTTACACCTTCAACAATCCAATCATCTAACAATTCTTCTACTGTATTGTACTTCTGTTCTGTTGCAGGGTCTTCATGATTTCCAGCTATTATAAAATCGCCCATATTACAAATGCCAAACTCTTTATTGTTGTAGATGAATACTGGCTCATTGATTTCTAAAAAACCAATCAACTCTTTTTTATCCATAAATCTTTATTTTCCTTTCTCTCTTTTGAAAACTATCTACATCAATGCAAATGGGGCTTAATGGAATCTTTGTGTCCTTTCAGGTATTTCACCTTTCATCATAAGTCTTGCTAACTTTGAAAATACCAACAAAGTATCCATCTCGCCAATCTCAGAAGGCTGTAATATTTCATAATCTTTTGGATTTTCAATGGATAACTTCATACGTCCATCTTGCACATCTGCATCTCCAAATTCATAAATAACATATTTATCATTCTTCTCTAATAAGTTCATGTAAAATATCTGATTCGCCATACCTTCCTAACACCTCCTCTATTTCTCTATTCCAATCATGTTTTCTCATTGCAATACTATGCGCCTCTCTATAAGTTGAATTATACTTCTTTTCAACGATACTTTCAAGATATTCATGTTTTAATAATAAAATATCTCTCTTTTCGTAGTTTCCGTTAATAAGACGCTGCCACGCAACAGACATGTCATAACTTCCATCATATTTAGCATACCTGTTTCCATCCAAGATATGCTTATTCATGAATACGTGATTCTTTATCCTGATTATACTCTCTTCATTCCAGCCTGTATTTTTAGATATCTTACTTATGTCATCTATTCGTTTTCGAATTGTGTTGTAATAATCCTCTGATTCAGCATCTCTTCTAATGAGCCAATCTGTATGACCTTTATCAAATTTGCCACCTGTCTCCCTATATTCTTTGGGTTGATACGGAATATCTCTTGTCTTCTCCCTTGAATAATCTCTTCTTAGCCACGGATTGTCATCTATATGCTCTCTTAATTCCTTTTGATATTCTCTAACTTTACCATTTGCATAATTTATATTATCNGGGTCAAGTGAACCCTCGGCAATGCGTTTCCATTTTCTGATTTGTGTTTCTATTCTTCTTTGCTTTTGTTCAGCTTCATATCGCTTAACAGCAGTCTTTCCATCTTGCACCACAGGCACTTGTGTGATGCCTGGAAAATATGTCATGATTGTATGCCTGCAATTTGG